GCCTTGTCGCAGTAACCTCGAGCAGCTGCGTTTGGCCTGGCTGAATCGTCACGCTTGCGGCGTATAGACAGGCGCAACGGCTGGTGCGTTGGTATGCGTTGTGGCATGGCGCGTCCGTCTTTAACTCAAAGAGCGTCAATCTGTCATATCAAAAACGCCACGCTTTCCGGTGACTTTGAAATACAGTTGGCCACCAAACAGGAACCCGCTCCCGTCTGGTCGCACTAGTCCGTATAGCGCAACCGTCAGTTGTCTAACTGCTTCCACGAGTCGCCGTCGTACCCGTAAAAATGGCCGTCGCCAGAATCAAAATAGATTGACCCAGCAGCAGGATTTTGCGGCTGCGAGACACCATTGAGCCGCATATTGCCGTCGTCATCAACTGACACGTTGCACACTTCAAGAGTTGATTGACTTGATGTCGACAGAATTCTTTTGGAAGGATACAAGTTAGTCAAATTGATTTGCGCTAAATGCTGACTTGTTGGCGGAGTGAACGGAAACCAATAAATGGCGCATTTTGTTATGCGAACGTCGTCGATCTTGCCGACAAAATAGTTTGATGCGTGATCGGTTCCAATGCGCAGACTTCCTCCGCTTTGAGCGAGCGCGCCGGAAAACGAAAAAGATTGTGAAATTTTTCCGTTAAGAAAGATTCTGAACTCGAATCCTTTTCGTACTAGCGCGATGTGTTGCCATGTATTGTTTAATGCAGTTTGCGTTCCGAGAGCATCGGTTAAGTTCCACGAAGATCCGTTTGATGAAGCAACGCAGTAGGTAGAGTTTTGAAACACGTACAAAGAAAACATTTTGTACTCGGAAAAACCAAATACTCCATTTGGGGCAGATACGTCAGTTGCGTTTATCCAAGCTTCTGCTGTGAAATCCGTCTGCTGCAAATCGAGCGGAGACGTTGAAGGCGCAGTTAAATACGAACCATCTCCGTCAAGCGCCAGTCCTGCTGTTCCGAATTTGTAATTGCTTGTGTCAATCAGCGCGTTTCCGTGTCCTGTTACGGAAATGGCATTACCTGATGAATCAGCAAATGTTGTGCTCTGATTTTGTCCATCAAAATGAAGCAATAGCGACGCGCTGGCGCTCACAGCCGACGCCAGCGATCCATCATTCATAACGTCGCCGTGCGAATGAGACGATGGAACAAAACTTGATGGCGTGCCGGTGAGCGACGAGTAGGCCACGGCGGGAGAACTGCCAGCAGTCACGCGGCCTTTGGCGTCCACCGTGACGCTGGTGAATGTTCCTGCCGTCACGCCAGTGTTAGAAAGAGTCGCCGCGAACGACCCGGTGCCGCTGCCCGTTACGTCGCCGGTCAACGTGATCGTCTGGTCGCCCGTGTTCGTGCCACTGCTTGTGCCGCTGAATGTGCCGCTCTGCGTCGAAAGCGAACCAAGGCCCAACGAAGTCCGTTGCGCCGAAGCATCGGCCGCAGTGAGCAGCGAGCGACCTGCCGCCGTGGAATCTGATATCGCACTTGCTGTATGCGTGTGCGACGATGCCGCGTAGGCCGTGCTCACCGAGATAACGCCGTTGGCGTCAATGCTGATCCCGCTGCCGATCTTGACCACGCCGCCAACAGACGCTGTTGCGTAACTGGTGCGCGTTGGACGAAGCCCAAGAGCATCGTCAATGGCAACTAAAGTAACGCAAAGAGACGTGTATTGATAGCTTGGCAAAAAGTCGAATTCAATTGAACTCGTGTCTACTAATGAACAAGTTATCGTTTCCGCCGTCGTCAGCGCGCCGCCCGTCGTGGTCACGACGATTTGGCCGCTGGTTGTTCCGATGGCTCCAGCGTTCGTCAGGTTGCCGTGAACGTGGCTGGCTGGCGTGAACGTGGAAGGCTTGTCAGTGATGCCAGCCCATGTTGTCGTTCCTGCGGGGCCGGTCGCACCCGTCGGCCCCGTGGCCCCCGTGGCTCCAGCCGGGATCGTGAAGTTCAGCACGGCGGCGATTGACGTTCCGGCGTTGGTGACGGCCGCCGACGAGCCGGCCGCCCCAGTGCTTACGCTGCCGACAGAGACGGTTGCCGCTGCTCCAGCGGCCCCGGTGGCTCCGTTGGCTCCCGTCGGCCCCTGCGAACCCGTAGCCCCCGCAGGGATCGTGAAATTGAGCACCGCCGCCGATGACGATCCTGCGTTGACCACGCTGGCCGACGTGCCGGCGGCGCCAGTGGTCACCGATCCGACTGTCACCGTGGCCGCCGCACCCGCCGTACCCTGCGGACCAAAACCGCTGCTGACGGAGGCCGTGATCTTCTCGTCTTTGACGGTCGCCGAAATCTGTGAGCTGGTGACGTTTGCGGAGATTGCCATCACGTCACCTCGGCGAAGTCTTCGTATACCGTTCGCACGGCATCGCCGGGGGCTGTCCATTGCAGGACGAATCCATACGTTCCTGCGGCAAGGGCGGCCGTCTGGTCTTTCGTCAGAGAGACGCTCACGATCCCGTTCGCGGCGTCAGTCAGGCTCGTCGTGATCGCTTGCACGGCGTTACCAGTCACCAGGCTCACGAGGCTCGAGGTGACGGTGTAACCGGAGAGCGACACGTCGAAGTCGATCTGCGTCGAAACGCGGTCGCCTGAGCGAAATGCGAGTCCGAGGCGTCCAGGCCGCTGATCGTAAGTAGGCATCGCCGGCTCCTAGTTCCTCGTTTCGGCGTGCTCTTTGGCCCTGACGGGTATGGCTTCCTCGAGCCGACGCTGGCCGGCGGCGATCTCCTGCAACGTCTCAGCCTGCCGATCCTGCGTTTTGCCGATCTCGTGCAGCGTCTCGGACGTTGACTCCAAAAACTCGACGTGGCTCTTCACCATCGGCTCTAGGACCGAGTGATGGATCGCCATTGCCACTTCGCGGCCGAAATACAGCAGCACGGCCAGGATGACACACGGCACGCCCAGCTTGTCTGCGGCGCGCAGAAGCGTGTCAACCAAGCCTTGTTTGAGGTCATCGGCCGTCATCAAGCAGCACCATCCGTGGTACTTACATTCTACCCGCGCCACATTCGCCGATGGCGGCATCTACGGCGGCCTCAAGGTCTTTGATCGTCCCGTGGTTGGTCACATGAACATCGATGTCCTCGTCGGGGATGCCGGCCTCGCTGGCGTGCCGCATGGCGGCCCCGGCGACACACCCCGAGTGCCGCACCACTTTCCAGATCACCCCGCCCGAGGCTCGCAGGGCGGCGACCTCGTTGGGAAAGCGGACGTCGGTGACGGCGACCCCGAGGTTCAGTGGCTTAAGGCGTTCCACACGCCGCAGCAGGTGGTCGATCCATATGTTGTCGCCGATCGTGTTTCGCCCCCACTCCGTCCCGAGGGTCTGAAGCAGATACCTGGGCGACCTGCCGATGTGCTCAAGGATTTTCTCTTTCGTGTCGCGGTCTTGAAGTTGATCCGCCGTCAGCCCCGTGATCGCCGAAACGGCGGCGTAGATGGGGTCCGCGAACGCCAGCGACACGAAGTTGTGCCGGAGCCGCAGGATGTCGGCCACGGTGCTCTTCCCAGCCCCGGCGGGGCCGCACAGACCAATCAGCATGGTCGCCCGCTCCTGGTGAACCGCGAGTCGCGCTCCTCCATGACGGCCAGCCGGTACTCAAGCCGCTCGATCTGCTCAAGCGCCCGGCCGAGGGCCGCGGCAAGCGTCCCGTTCGCCGCCGTCCATGAGTTTGGAGGGCCGTATTTGTTCACCAGCGTCCAGGCGGCTTGTATTTCGTTTTGTGTCATTTGAGGAAGATCGGCAATACCTTGGTGACCCGCCCATGCTCGTGGTCGATGATGACGAGACTCTGCGACGGCGGCTGATACTCGGCCTTGATGCGATCGGCGAAAGCGTTGTGTCCGATTAGGCACCCATTGGCGACAAAGCGGTATGGAAGCCACGCAAACGTGTGCCAGTGGCCGAGGATGTCCAAATCAGCGCGCTGAGCCTGGTTCCAGTTCGCGATGGCCTTGTTCATCGGGATCGTCAGACCGCCGATGCCGCCAGCGAAACGAATCGCGTGGCCGTGGTGGGCGCGAACCAGAAACCCGTCGATGTTGATGAGATTCAGGTAGCCTTTGCCAACTTGCCATTCGACGGTCTTGCGCGTTTCGGCGGCGGCCATTGTCAGATACAGATGCTGCTCAAAATTGTGCTCGTGCTCCGTCGCCATCCGGGGGCGGCCGGTGCGGCTGTGGTTGCCGCAGGCCGTCGCGACGAGGACGGGGGCGATCTCCTGCATCGCGTCGATGACGCCGGCCAGCCGCTCTCCGGCCCAGCGAATCGCCGCCAGCGGGGCCAGGGAGGTGATCTCGACCAAATCCTCGTGAATGTGGCCCGTCACGAAGTCCCCGAGGGCCGCCACGACGATGCGGCGGATGCCCGTCAGGCTCTTCTCGTGCTCGATCAGCATCGACGCCTTCTGGACAAGTTGCTTAATGCGGCGGTCGGCGATCTCAAGCGAGAACGAGTTCAGCCCCCGGCAGGTGTCGGCGTCCACCGTCTCCTCAACGTGCCAGTCGGAGAGCACGAGCACCGCGGTCGCTTCGGGCCGCTGGCCCGTCGGTCGCCGCCGCTTGAACTTCTTCGCCGTCAGGTTCGAGAGCGCCGTCAGGTTCTTGACGGCCTGCTGCTCGGCGTCCAGTTGCTTGAGCGCGTGGTCGTACTTCCGCCGCACCGACGTCAGTTCGTCTCTCAGCTTCGCCGCCTCGGCGTCCCGGCTGATCTCTACTTGTCGCTCGACTGCAACCACCGATGGATTGTCGAGACGCTTTTTGGCGCGGGCCATGACTCCTCCTTGCATCGTGCTACGACACCCTTGAACACCGCCGACATCGGCACTCCTTGCAGTCGGCCCCCGAGCCACTCACGCTTGATCTCCGCCATCTCCTCGCGGCAGTCGGGCGGCAGGCGGTCAAACCATGACCTGGTCGCCGACGACTTCATCGCGTCCTCGTGAGCCTTGATGACGGCGGCAATCGCGGATTTCTTTGGCATCGTCACTCCGTCTCCCGGTAGCCCAGCGTCCACAAGACGCGAGCGATGTCTCTGGCGCTTTCGGTGATGTGCTCCTCGCTCACCGTCGGGTAGCAGACGTGGAGGAGTTCGTGAATGATCGTCTCGAGGCGGGGGCGGTTCGTCAGCCGCTCATCGACCAGTATCTTCCGCGGCATCTTCGGGTTCTTGCGGTCGGGCAGATACGCCCAGCCGGCCGCCTGACCCTTGAGCCGGCAGAACCGCAGGAGCCAGCGCGCCCCGGCCACGGTGAAGTGATGGTCTTCTGGCATGAGACATATTTTGGTTTGGTAGCCTAGTTGGTCAATGCTGAATTCTGGCGAGCGTTGTGAATTGCCCGCTTTACCAAGCTTACGCTGGGCTACTCGAAATACAGCACAACAGCGCCGCCGATCGCGCCGCGGAGTGCGCCGCCTATGCCTGGCGGGATGCCGTTGCCGCCGCCGCCAAGTCCTCCAGCGAGCCGCTTCGTGCTGTCGCTGTCTGACCAGACCGCGCCGCTTCCAAAAGCAGCAGCTCCGCATTCCTCAGCCGTTACGCCGCCAGCCAGCGCAACGGCCGCGAACAAGCCGCTTACGTCAGTCGCTATCTCGCGACCGCACGCCGCCCTGCCTGCGCTGCCGCCGACGGCGCCACCGCCAACTGTTCTGTTGCCACCGCCCTCTTGCACGACATAGGCATTTCCGCCATTCGCGCCGCCGTCTCCGCCGGAATAGGAGCCGCCCGAGGCGAATATCGTGCCGTATCCTGTGATCGTCGCGCCGTCGTAAGTTGCGAAACTGTTTCTGTATCCGAAGTAGTCCGATCCGCCAGGAAGATACGAGTACGAGTCGCCAACTTGATACGCCACTGATCCAGAGAGGCCGCCAGACCAAGTTTTATACGCCACACCCCCCGCGCCTGAGCCGACCGAATTTTCGTACCCGCCAGCGCCGACGGCCCATGCCTTCATAAGCGTAGCGCCGGCAGGTATGGCGTACTCTCCGGTGGTGCCGCCACCTGACAGAATTACTGCAAAAGGCGTAAAGGCGTCAGTTGAGATTCTCCGCCAGTAATGCCCCGCCTTGCCGCGTGTCATGTTGAGATGTCGCCGACGAGAAGCCAAGAATTTGTGCCAATCTTGATGAGCGTGCCAGTCGAATATCTGGCTCGCAGCTTCAATCCCGGCGTTGCGTTGACAGTGACGCCCGACCCCCCAGCAACCGTCACGGTTCCGCTGCCGATTCTGGCGAGGTCAATGTGCGTGCCGACGGCGATGGATGCGTCGGCGTTGGCAGGGACAGTGATTGTTGTGGCCGATGAAGAATTGACGAGCAGCATCTTGCCAGCGTCAGCCGCAGCAAGCGTGTAACTGGCAGTAATGTCGGAAAGGGACTGGCTGTCACCGAATGACCCCGGCGGCCCTTGCGACCCCGCGACAGACGCGATCGTGATGCTGCTGGAGGCCGTCGTGACGGTGACGTTATTGCCGCCCACGATCGACAAAGTCCCCGTTAGCGCGTTTAATGCCTGGACGTAGCCGTGTGTGTGTGTGCTCGAGGCCGCCGAAACGTCGGTGGCCGTCAGCACTACCGTCCCCGTGCGACCGTTGACGCTGGTGACATTACCAATACCAGCCCCTGACGCAATCGTGATGCTATTCGCGCCAGTTGTCACCGTGACGTTGCTGCCGGCGACGATCGACGGGGTGCCGGTGAGCGCATTCAGTGACTGAACGTAGCTGTGGCCGTGCGTGCTTGATGCCGCCGTGACGTCGGCGGCGGAGATGTTTACGGCCCCAGTGCGGCCGTTGACGCTCACGACGTTTGCGACATTTGTCAGATTCGTAATGTCGGAGGCAACGTGAGAGTGAACGGCCGAGGCCGCCGAGATCAGCGTCGAGTTAAGGGTCACGACCCCAGTGCGACCGTTGACGCTCACGACGTTTGCGACATTTGTCAGATTCGTAATGTCGGAGGCAACGTGAGAGTGAACGGCCGAGGCCGCCGAGATCAGCGTCGAGTTAAGGGTCACGACCCCAGTGCGGCCGTTGACCGATTGAACCGGAGCCGCCGCCTTCGCCCGCGCAGTTGTGAAATAGAGGTTGGTTGCGCCTTCGGTTACGTTGTCTGTCGAGCCGGGTGATGCACTGACCTCAACGTAGACCGTTCCGCTCCAGCGATAGATTTTTCGCGTGTCTACGGCGGTGTAAATCTTTCCGCTTTGGCCTGTCGATGGGAACGACGCCAGATTCGCATACTCAAGAACCGAATCAACGTAGGCTGGAAGGTATGCGCTTGGGACTTGGCCGGAGCTGTTCAAGATGACGACGTTTGATGAAAGCCGTGCGTTCTGCAAAGTGCCAGACGCCAGGTCGGACGCCGAGCCGCTCGTTGCGACTTGCGAAAGGCCGCTCACATCAGACGCCGTAAGCGTGACGGCGCCCGTCCTTCCAGCAACGCTGACAACGCCGGCAACGCTTGTCAGGTTTGAGATGTCTGAGGCACTGAGCGTGACGGCGCCAGTCCTGCCAGCAACGCTGATGACGTTCGCGACGTTCGTCAGCCCGACGATGTCCGATGGCGTGTGCGTGTGGCTGGACGCGGCTGCGGTTAGGTCTGTCCGCGTCAGGGAAACTGACCCAGTTCTTCCGTTGACGCTGACGACGTTGGCGACGGACGTCAAGTTCGTAATGTCTGAGGCGCCGATGACTATGGCACCCGTGCGCCCAGCAACGCTGATGACGTTTGCGACGTTCGTAAGGCCGACAATATCAGAAGCTGAATGCGTGTGGCTGGCGGCCGCTGCGGTGAGGTCGGCTCGAGTAAGGACAACCGTGCCGGTTCTGCCCTGCACCGATTGCACCGGCACGCCGCGGCCGCTTATTGTGAATGACCCGCTTGTTGTCGTGACGGTGATGTTTGCGCCGGCCTCGACCAAGAGGCTCGGCACCTGCGCCTGCCACGCCGTGCCGATGGAAACGCCGACGGACGGAGACGCCGTCCCCACGGTGACGCCAACGGAATCGTTGTTCGTAACAATCGCCGTGATGCCGGTGGCGCCAACGACGGTGACGTTGACGCTCATGGGTTTGCCACGGTGACGGTGCCGGAAAGCACGGTGAGTGTCACAAGGCCCGGCGAAACCCACCGCATATACCAGCGATAGGAGATGCCGGGCGACAGATTGCTCGTCTGGGTTTCAGAAAGCCCGATCAGCACCTGCCCCTGCGACAGATTCGTGTTGCTGATCGCGAAGTTCGTTGCGACTGACCCGATGGTTTCTACGAACGACGAGCCGCCGCCGCCAGAGGCGTAGACGGCCGTGACGTAGACGGGGGCAGTCATCGAATAGCCCGTCAAGTCGCGGTCAAAATCCAGCGCAATGGCGACCTCGTCGCCTTGGACAAAGGTGACGTCAAGCTGCCCTGGTAACTGAACGAATGAGTTAGCCATTGTATCTTCTAGTGTAGCCTATGTGGGGTGCTTTGGACGGCTATTCGGTGACCAGCCTGAACTTGAGTTTGTAGGTGCCAAAAGTGTCGTTGTGCCACGGGACGCAGACGGGTTGAGACTCAAAATCGCTGCCTTCTTCTTTCATGTACCAGTGCGTCGGAGTGACCGTTTCGCCGTCAAGTAGCTGTTGCGTCTGAGAGCGGTTGAACGGGAATGCCCCGAGGTATCTCATCCCAACTGCCGACGGCGTGACGGTGTCGTCCTCGGTGCTGAAAAAATCTTGATCCCCCAGCCTAGCGGCTGAAAGATCAACAACGTCAAATGTTGAAGAATTTCCGACTCTATACACCCTGGCCCTGCCAACAGTTTGCGCTCCCTCAAAACCAAACTCTGACGGCAGGTCTGCCGTTGTTGATACGCTAACCGTCCCGTTGGCACGAACCCAAACTTGCGCCACAAGAATCGGAGTTGCGTCGTCGTACTCGCTCTCTTTCACAAACAGCATCGGCGATATGATGCTTGGCGGGTCTTCGACGTTCTGATTGGTGATCATTTTCGGCATGGCGCGACCAGCCCGATATGCGCCTGGGCATTGAAGCGATGCGCTCCACTGAACGTATACCTCGACCCTATCGGTGTTGAACGTGCAGGCGTGCGAGAAGCTTCCAGAGTATTCCGAAAACACTATTGCTTGATCTACGCGATAGCCGGCCGCACCAGACGTAAAGTTAGCGTCCGAAACGGATGCGCTGACTGTTTCTTTTTTGCCGACAAAATTGCGGACGAGTGTCTTTGTGAATGAATGTCCGCTGTCAAAGCAGTGAAACAAACAGTCGCTCAATTTCTTGCCTCGCACGTCGCTTTTACCGCACAAGAATTCTTTTCCGGCCAGCGATGGCATGAACGTGTGCTGCTGCCACCCAGGCGTCCACCCAGTGTCTGCGTGGATCGCGTAGTACCCAGAGCCGTTTTCAAACAATCGCCTTGTCAGAAACGCGCTTTCTCTTCTTGCATAAAACCTGTTTGCCGGAACCGAGGTGTCAAACTGCCCAATGGGAGATGCAAATTCACCAAAATATCGCCCCCACGGGTCGTCGTATCCTGAAGACTCACTCGAGCGCCCAACGGCTTGGATGTCATTGCAAATACTAGCCGCAAGCCAACCCTCCTCGTCAAAGCTGACGTTTGGGTGATAGTCTTTCTTTGGCTTGAAAACGTCTGCGTAAAACAACGGCATGATCGTTCTGGTTCCAGAGTAAATCCTGACGCGCGAACCAGATGAGTAGGCGAAAAGGTTTTGCGGCCACACGACGCCGCCGCCTTGCTGATTAGTGTTGTTACTTGGGTATCGCCGTTCAAACCATAAGTCAGATGGCGTTCCGGCGTCTGTTATGTCATAGACTGACGCTTCCGTGTACCACTTTCCCGACAGGTCGTCTTCCTGCGGTGACTGCGTGCTTTTGAAGCAATACGAGACATACGAATCTGACGATGACGCGGCCGGGGTTGGCGTGGAGTCTTGATCTGGCGACCACGAATACTTTGTTCCCGAAAACGAGTTGGAAGACCACGGCACAAACTCTATGCCAGTCTGCTTGATGATCTTGCCTTGAAAGCGAAACTTTCCGTCGCTGTACGGAGCCGCTCCGTCCTGCACATCAAATCGGTTGTGTATCGCATACGACCGCAGGGCGACAACGCACACTGGTTCGTCTGAGAAAGTTCCGAATTCACTTTCGCCTGCCTTCAGGAATGTTTTTGTTGTGCCGTTTGGCAATCGTTCCGAAGGATCAACGCCAGTCACGTTTTCGCTGTTTAGCGCGAGATTCTCTGGTCGCTGAAAGTCAGCGTCTTGGCTCAGTATGACGCTGTCTTTCACGCGAAACATCGATTCGCTGTAGCACGATATTCGCTGTTTTTCTGCGTAATCAAACGGCTTTTCGTCAAGCAGGAGGCAGTCAAAGTTACCAGCGTCGTAGCATCCACCAGATGCGGAAGCGAAGGCACCTGTTGCTGCGTTTTGATCATCAGACCCAAACCCCGTTTGGATGTATTTGGGAAATACGACCGCGCTATCTTTTCTGACGGCGGCCTCGCTAGAAATATCGGACAAGTGAAGGTGTAGCGTTATTGCGGAAATGCTGTACGGTGGAAATCCGTTTTCTTCATGGTATTGGTTAACGAATGACGCCCATGTTGGCGAGGGAGTTATTGGGGCCATCCCGCCAGTCCAAGAGAGGCCGTAACTTTCGCCTACAAAAGAGGGGCCAAAAATATGCGTGTACGCAGAGATAGCCGCTGGCCCCTGCCGGCCGTCTCTGGTCGCGATCATAGACGCCAGAACGTCAGAGTGTACGACGTTGTACGAAAGACCACTTGCAGAAATGGAACTCCATAATCCGTCGCAAACACACAGTCTTGTTGTTTCGGCTGATGATTCGTCTTGATCCTCGTGCGACAACAAAACGCCGCCAGGAATGAACGGATCGGAGACGGAGACGTTTCTTGAGTCGCTAGTTTCAAGGGCTGCTCCGCTGATGCTGTGTCCGAATAGGTAAACAGACGACAAGACCCACTTGCTGCGCATTACCGGCGGGTCATCGGTTGAGTATTCACCGCACAGGATGATGCCGACTCGATTTGCTGGATTGCACGCAAACACCCCGCTGCCAAGATTGTCAAACCGACTTGCGTGTGCTTCGGAATCAATTCCGACGGTTCCCAGGCCGTCGAAAAGGTAATCCAAGGCTCCTATAAACCAAGTTGACGCCCGCCTTACGGCAGAAGCCCTGCCGCGGTACTCACTCTGCGAGTCAACAATCCACCGATTTCCGTTGATTTGATACCCGGCATAACCTTGCGCGTACGCGGGCATATACAGAACAGACGCTCGTTCGTGAATCGGAGTCGATGACGCTATGCAGAACAAGCTGGTTGTCTCGGCGCCGCGTCCGGTACCGTAAAGCCACGCACTGGCGTCAATCTCTTGTTGCTCGTCTGTTATCGGAGTCGGGAACGAATACTTGTATGGGTAGTAGTTGCTGCCGTCATTTCTTGCATACGGCACATAGTTAATGAGTCCAGCATCGCCGATGAACTGCCTGGCTCGAATGTGCCTTGCGAGCGAGCAAAGAAAAGAATTTGTGTCTCCGTTGTACACGCTGTCACCCCAGATTCACGACGGCTTCCGCGACGAACGGATAGGTGTTGCTGCCGTTTAGCGGGAAGCGGGCGGCGATGCCGATAAGAGAGGCGTGTCCGTATGTGCTCGCCATCAAATATCTTCTCCAGAACCCTTGCAGGGCTGCTTTCTGGGGATACCCCGGCGGCGGCGAGACGAATGCTCCGATCTGGAGAAACAGAACTCGGCACCGCACAAGGCCGCGAACACGCACCGTGCATTCCCAGTAGCCGTCCACCGGCTCATCCGAAACTGACTGAATGACTCCGCATCGAGCGCCCAAGGCGCTGTTCGCATCGCTTGCTTCAAGGCGAATTTCGCCGCCAGCCGATGAAAACGCAGGCAAGTCATCTTCGCTTGCAACGGTTCTGCTTCCGCTGCTTCCAGACAGTTTTTCTGGCTTGATACTTGAAACAAGCCGCGTGCTCGTGCCGTAATACAGAGGAATCGCAAGCCCTTGGCCCACGGCCAGAGGCTCGTGATTCAGCGTCGGAAATCCTTCGGCTACCTTTACGACAATCGTGTTTTTTTCTGCTGCCGGCGGAGGAAGAGCCTCGAACCTCGTCTGTATCTTCGTCGGCCCGCTGCCTTCAGGCATCCCGTCGACGCGCGCGATCGTGCGCTTGATGTCGCTGTGCAGGCCGTCGCTAATGAGAAATCCGCGTGCCATTGATTAGCCGAGACGGAGCTGAAGGGTTGAGGTGAGATTGATGGCCGTCTGAACCTGCCGTCGCCAGACGATGACTTTTGGCGTCTGCGTGTCCGTGTTTCGAGGCGTGCCGTCTTCGTTGAGGGCCACGGGCTGCGCGGACGGCTGTTGTTGCGCGTTTTTGCCGTTCCCCGTGACGAGAACGTGGGCGCGAACTTTCTGCCCCGCCGAAACCCCATCGACAAGGGCGAGCGGTACGGTGATCGGGCCGTAGTCATCGTCGTGCTTCAGCGGCACGGCGAAGTTGTCGTTTGTGGTTTGAACCAAATTCGGCGTGAACGCTTTCACGTTGAATCCGGTGTGCAGCGGGGTCGCGTCCCATCCGCACTGCCCCAATCCGTCAACAAAATGCGAACGGTAGGCGAACTCATACGCATTCATAAATCCACGATACGTCACAATGCCGAACGTCTCGACGTGCGGCGTGGCCTCGACGCCGCGAAACATGACCGTGTGTGGCTGGCACGTCATGTAGCTGCCAAGGTTCATCGTCTCGCTGTTGATTTTTCCGCAGTGCTCCGAAAAGATGGTTCCGGGGGTGGGGCCAAACTGCGTCACGCGAATCGTCGTGATCGCCTCCATCTTCGTGACGCCGTCCATCGGGTCACCGAGAGCGTTCACAACAGGGTCCCAAGTATTTCCATCGGGGTAGGCGATCCACTTGTCGGCCGGCATCTCATACAAACTTGTGCTGGTCGAGAAGTTCGCCGGCCGAAGCTCCGGCATGACGAGTTTCGGGTCTTCCCCGCTGCTGTTGTCGCCTGGTGTGGTCTTGTAGGTGGCCGTGATGATCCGCACGAGCCGGCTCTCGCCGTCGGCGCGGCCCTCGATGCTCACGCACGGCACTTGATTCGCCGAGCTGTACGGGTCGCCGATCTGGACGCCGATGGCATCGAAGATGTTGAGGGACTCGTTTGGCGAGCTGAGAACAACCCGCCATACGCGGACGGCGGTGTCGGCCAGATTCCCGCCGTCTGCCGACCGGCCGAACTGGTTGCCCTGCGCGAGTTCAGAGACTAACTTTGGCATCTACTTGACCTCTCAGTCGGCAACAGGGTTTTCTTTGTCGGCGATCGCTTGCAGGAGACGATTGGCTTCGCGCTGAAGCGCGACGAGGTCTGCGTTCTTTGCCGGGTCATCGCCACGCAGGAGCCTGTTCAGCTCTTGCTGCCCTTGCGTCGTTGTCACGTCGGCCGCGTTGAGTGCGGCCCGCGACGGACCAGCCAAGACTGCGTTCTGAACATCATTCGCCATTCCAGCAATCGTTGGCGCAACTTGCTGAATCATTTCTTCTTTGGTTCGACCAATGGCTTCATTCATACGTTCGCGAATCTTTGCTATGTCTGCTGGAAGTCCGCTGCTATCTTTGGCAGCACGATCTGCGTATTCGCGAATATCCGCGATCTGCTTGTTGAATTCCTCCGCGGCCTTTTGGCCTGGAGTCAACGTCAACTCCCGTCCGCGCTCAATGGCTTTGTTTCGCTCTTCGTCCTGCTTCTCTCGCTCTTTCTGATCTTTTGTCAGCGTATCGGCGAGCGGCCCCAAGCTGTTGCTGGCCTCAATCCCGCCGCGGGCAAATCGCTGGACGCCGGAAACCTCTCGCTGAACCTGCGCAGGCGTCATCTCTCCAGAGGCCGCGCGTCCCATGATGCTTGCCAATGACCTGCCGGCTTGATTGAGCGTCTCCTGGGCGGCGGCAACCTGCTTCGCCACCGACTGGTCTTCGGTGGCGACCTGCGACAACCGCTGCTGTGCATCTTGGATGCTGGCTTGAAAACCTCCGGTCAACTCCGCAGAGGTCGCGGCGGCTTCGTCCTTGACCCTTTGAATCGCCAGCGAGAACTCCGCAAACTGCTTGGCTGCGGCGGCGATGTCTCTGTCGATTCCTTCCGTCGGCAAGCCTCTGGCGACCCTCTTGTCACGCTCCGTTCCAAGCGAACGAAGTCTCGCGTTGAAGAAGTCGGCCCGCTCTTGGAGCTGCCCACGGTTCTGGCCGATCCTCCTACCGGCCGCGGCGTCAATCTCGCCGAATGCCGCGTTCTCGATGTTGCGCTGATTTTGAATCCTCCGCTGCAACGCCACCTGCTTGATCTGATCTGGCTCTTTTGCCGCCTCTTCCTCAAGAAGCTTCCGCCGCGCCCTCGCCGCGGCAACGGTGGGTACGATTTGTGCGACCGCTTCTCGGCGAGCGTCTGCCTGCTGCTGCCGCAACTCGGCAACGCGGTCTTTGCGTTCCTCGAACCGAGCCTCTTTCGGAGTCAGCGTTGCTTGCTTGATCTCACTGGCGAGGTTTCGATACGAAGACGCAAGAGACTCAACGATGCCCTTCTGCTTGTCTAGCGACGAGTTGAGTTCCTCTGACGCAGCCTTGAGCAGGGCTTCCTTCTTCTTCGCGTCCTCAAGCCCGAAAGCGTACTTGCCGATCGCGACGGCAACCTGGCCGCCGATGACGGCCGCCAGTGAGATGAACAACCCAGTCGTGCCGCCCAGGACGAATCCGAGCTGCGTGATGTTGTTGCTGACGGCGCGCAACTTGAACTCAAGGCCGCCCGTTGAAGAGAAGAAATCATCAACGGCGAACGCAGCCTGATTCAACGCTAGGCTAAACTTGTCGACCCCAAACCGACCGACATCGCCGCCGCGGGCGACCATTCGGGTCGCGGACGCAACTGAAATCTTGCCTGTGGCAGCGGCCAGCCTGATCACTTCTTGCGTCTGCTTGGTGATCTGCGCTTGCACCGAAGCGGACCCAAGTTTCTGGTCTTCTGCGGCTTTGAGTGCCGTAAGCCGCAAACGCTCGTATGCTGCGGCGAGCGGGCCGCTGGCAGTCGCTCCGACCTTTAGCAAGACGTTTTGCAACGCAGCCAACTGCCCTTGAGCCTTGCCGACGGCCGCTTGATCTAAGAATTTCCCAAAACTTGTGCCGAACCTTGATGCGGCCTCCACCTTTCGGAGGCCAATTTCCAAGTCCTTGGCGGCTCTTGCTGACCTCTGCAAATCCTCGAGCGGAACGAACGCGCCGCGGTTTATCCCCTTTGCAGAATTTACCAAGCTGTCGCGTGAAACAAAGCCGCCCTTCGCGCGGAGTTCGTATTTCATCGCTGCGTCGATCAGTCGGCCATAGACACGAACAAGAGCTTCAAGCCTGTCGGTTTCTCGTGATATCCCCGCATCAACTTGACTTGTGTCTTGGCCTCGCGACTTCAATCGCTCGCGCCTTGCCATCAGCGCCTCAATGGTGCGGGACTGCTCGGAGATCGCTTGCTGCTGCGGGCCTAGCCCAAGCCTTGCAGCCGCTTGAGCGGAAAGGCCGCTGGCCCGCTGCTGCTGCTCCGCTGCCGCCGAAAACGCATCAAACTGTCGCGGCGAAGAAAACCGAAGGCCGGCGCCGCCTTCAAGCTTGGCGACCGCGGCGCTGGCTTCAGTCAGCCGACCGATGGCCTCGCGGACAAGCGCTACCTTTTTGGCGACCGCTTGAAACCGTTCTTCCGACACGGTGCCGGTTCGATTGATGGTATCCGCCAGCGCTTCGGTTGCTTTTTGTGCCGAAATAAGCGAAGGCAAAAATTGAGACTGCACCTCTGCCGACAGCTTTTCAAACGACTTGGCGCTGGTTGCCAGCGGCCCGCTGATTTGTTGCGTTGTCGAAAACAACGCTTTCATGCGGCCGACGGCTTCTTCAAGGTCTTTTCCCTGAAACCCCTTGAATGCCAGCTTTCTCGTTGAAACTGCCTGAAGCGCACGATCCACCTTTTGCGCTTCAATATAAATGCCACGAAGAGACGTTGCAGACTTCGTCTGCGCAGATGACAGGGCGCCCTGCATACTGCTGGCGAACTTCTGAACATCTTTCGCTGCGGCACTGAGCTTTGACTGAAAATCAGCCGTGTTCGCAGTGACGATCGCCGAGATTTTGCCGAGGTATCCAGCCATCTACTTCATCCTTGAATCGGCACGTCGGGCGGCAGGAGTTTCTGAAGTTCCGCGACCATCTGAATGTTGCTTTGTTCCGGCTTGATGACGCTCGGGATGAACGCCGACTCGTCCGGTATGTCGTTCTTTCGATAGTTTCCACTGGCCGCCATGATGATCCGGCAAATCCTCGCCGTTTGCCCCCAGGCGTCGGGGAGCGGCCACCTTCTGTCGAAGGCAGCCCACTCCGCCAACTCCTCGGAGTCGAATTCTCGCAGCAACCGTTTGACCGACATCCCCATGCACAGCGCAAGTCTCATGTAGAACTTGCGCTCGGGTCTGTCGATCAGTCTTTTCCCAGGGCTTCGACGTCCTCCTCGCGGAATGCGTTGAGCTTCCAGCCCGCCTCGAAGAGCCGGTTGATCACGACCGCCGACTTCGTGCCGAGTCCCGTGATCTCGCCTTCGCTGAAGAGCCGATCCCCCTTCTCGTCACAGAGCGCGAGCACCAGGAACCGCAGGCGGAACGCCTTCAGCTTCTGGTCTGCGTAGGACTCCTCGAACGCCTCGCGGTCGGTGCCGCTCAAGACCTTGAGGAACACCGAACCGCCCCACTCAGGGACGGCGATCTCCTGCAACTTGAC